AAAAAAAATATAGTATATTTACAAAATCAATAAACAGCAACTCATAGTTATTGCAGCAACAAGCCGAATGCTTATTGGTTTGACTGCAAAGCTATGCAACCATCGAGACATTCAACATGATCTATTCCAAGAGTTTTTATTGTACCTTTGTGAGAAGCCAGAGGACTTTTTGATTGACAAAGTAAACAACGGTCAATTTATAGCATACTGCTCAAATGTTTTAAAAGGTATGAACTCGGATAGGCATAGGGCAAATAAACTAATTAACACAAAAAATCCTTTAGTTGAAAGGCACAATGATTTTGAAGTAAATTTTGATATGTCCGAAGAAAGTTATAATTTTGAAATCGATATGAAATTTGAACGAACAGTTAAATTTGCAAAAGAGCAACCGAATAAAGCAGAAATACTATTTAAGTCGGTGGTTACATCAACAAGGGAAATAGCTAGTGAACTTGGAATAAACCAAAGGAAACTAATTTACGAGAATAATAAATTTAAATCAGAAATAAAAAATAAAATAAAATGAACGAAACTTTAATTAAACACAAAGATTTTATCTATGCAGTGGCGTATGATTTAATCAGCCCTAACAAGTCAAATGATATTGTAAAAGAGGTACTCGAAGCCTATAACTCAATTGATGCAACTGCTGAAGTATTATCGGAATGTGCAACCTGCCAGAATATCTACAAAGATACATTTAAGATTATACTAGCGTATCTTAATCAAACTGAGGAAGTTAAACCTAAAAGCACAAAGAAATAATGCCATTCAAAGCAAAATATACATTTGACTATGCAGAAGAGCCAAACCCAAAGGAACGACTAAGGGTTGGTAAGGAATGCGAGAAAAACTTACGGTTGAATGTTAAAAAATATAAACCTTTGGAGCGTGAGATTTTATACACTAATAACATTTTAATTATATCTATTACTTACGATGGCACACATGTCAACAAGGGGATTGCAGCACCAACCCTTCAGGATTAATTATTTTTATTCGGTTATATTAAAAAGGACTTTTATTTATATAATGAATTAATGCAAGACGAATACGAACACATAAACTTTTGGAATGAAGACAGAAAAAATTAACATAAACAAAATTAAACTTAACCCAAACAATCCTCGTTTAATTAAAGACGACAAGTTTGCTAAGTTGGTGCAGTCGATAAAAGACTTTCCCGAGATGTTAGAAATACGTCCGATAGTGGTAAATGATGATATGATTATTTTGGGCGGTAATATGCGATTTAAGGCATGCAAGGAAGCTGGGTTAAAGGAAGTATCGATTATAAAAGTAAGTGGTTTATCTGAGGAGAAACAGAGGGAATTTTTGATTAAAGATAACCTATCAGGTGGCGAATGGGATTGGACTTTATTACATGATTGGGATGAGTTAGAACTCGAAGATTGGGGTTTGGAAGTTTGGCAAAAGCCAGCCGATGTGGATTACTCTATTTTAGATGAAGATGATGTTTCTGAACAATTAGAGCAAATGACTGATGGGGTTAAAAAAGCTATTCAAATTGAATTTGAAGCTGAACATTATAACGAAGCATTTGAACTTGTTAAATTTTGGAGAGATAAAAAAGCCTATGTAGGTGGTATGATAATGGAATATTTGAAAGCCGAAAAAGATAAATTATGAAAGTATTAAAATCTGAAATAAACGGAATTAAATTTTATCATAGAGAAGGGATGTCCGACCTTAAAACTTTTAATGAAGTTATAGGAAACGAAACTTATTTAAAAAAAGGAATGACAATTAAACAGGGTGAAACTTGGATGGATTGTGGCGGCAATGTAGGTGCTTTTACTTTGTTAGCTTGTTCAAAAGGTGCAAAGGTTACAGTTTACGAACCCGATCCGTTTAATTGCGATATGATTAAAAAAAATTTAAAGTTAAATAATTTTGAAGCTGAGATAAAACAAGTAGCTTTAGTTCATGATAATAGAAAGGAAGTTATTTTGTTTATTGGTAACAATGGCAATGTTTGGCGAAATTCAATAGTAAAGAAATGGAATAACAAAGGGTTAAAAGTATCTTGTTTAAATTTTGATGCAGAAGCTAAAAACTTTGATTGTTGCAAAATGGATATTGAGGGTGCTGAAATGTTAATTTTAGAAAATACGAATAAGGTATTTAATAAATTAGTTTATGAGTGGAGTTTTGATATTGACGATAGCTTACCACGTTTTTGGAACATAATTGAAAAACATAAAAATGAATATAACGATTTAAAGGATGTCGGTAATACTGGTAAATTTAAAAGTCGTGATTATGATGTTTGGCAAAAGTCTTGGTTTCCTGCATGTACAAATGTTTTTGCATTTAATAAATAATATATGAAACGAATTGATTTAATTGAGGTAAAGCATAATCGTAAAATTGGCGAAGCGTGTGAATATATTGAGCCAAACGTAAATGAAGATTGTATTTTTTATGTAGATGGCGAGCCTATCGGTTTTTACTTAACTAAGATGCCTGAAAAAATGTGTAAGCTGGCAGATTTGGCGAATATAGAATTGAGAAGTAAAAATGTACCTAAAACAGTAATGGATAGAAAAACTCCTTTAGGTAATGGAGAATATTTAGTAGTAAGTCAATATTCAACAATTTTAGGTGGATGCCCACCAAAGCCACATATGAGAAGACCTTATGCAAGTATATCAAGTGTTCACTCAGTTAAAACAGCACAAACATTTATTAAAGCAATGTTACTACTTGCAAAGGAAAGCGAGCAATTAATAAAAGAAATACTACCAAAACAATACGAACAACAAATTGAATTATTTAAAGAGGTTTCTGAAAAATGGAGATTTGGAAACTTATTTACAAGTTCAATTTCAAACTATAATATCCCAGCACCATTTCATAAAGATAATGCAAATATAGTTGGTGCTGTTAATGTAATAATTTGTAAAAAAAATAATTCAAAAGGCGGTGATTTACACATCCCTGATTATAACGCTACAATAGGGCAGCAAGATAATTCTATTTTAGTTTATCCTGCATGGAGAAATGTACATGGTGTAACTCCTATAATACCAATTCATAAAGATGGATATAGAAATTCACTTATTTTTTATCCTTTAAAAGCATTTAAAAATTTAGACTAATATGCCAAGTAGCGACGGACACAAAAACTTAATACCTTATACAAAAGGTCAAACAGGCAACCCAAACGGAAGACCTCGTAAATTCGTATGCCAACTCAAAGACATGGGATATAACAAACAGGATATAAACCAAACTATTGAGAACATGATGGCTATGACTTTAAATGAGTTAGCCGATATATTTAAAGATGAACACGCTACTATCTTAGAACGTACAATTGCAAATGCTATGCGTAAAAGTTTAGAGAAAGGCACGCTCTATTCTTTAGAAACTCTTATAAGTAGGGTGCATGGAGTACCGAGCCAAACGATTAATCAATTAATAACCGAGAAGCCTATATTTAACGGAATAGATATTAATGTTACAACGAACGACAGCCCAAACGAAAATATCTAAACTCAATAAACGAGTTAGGGTAGTGAGGGGTGGAACTTCTGCAAGTAAAACATTTACAATAGTTCCTTTCTTAATTGACTATGCTGTTAAAAATCCATTAGCTGAAATATCAATAGTTGCTGAAACTATACCACATTTAAAGAGGGGTGCCTTACGTGACTTTCTTAAAATCATGGATATGATAGGAATGTATGAACCTGAGAACTTTAACAAAAGTAGTTTAGTTTATACATTTAGTAATGGTGCTTATATCGAGTTCTTTAGTGCGGATGCTGAAAGTAAATTAAGAGGTGCCAGACGTGACGTGCTATTTGTAAATGAATGCAATAATATAACTTGGGAGGCATACTATCAATTAGCAATTAGAACACGTCGCTTTATTTATTTAGATTATAATCCCGTTTCTGAATTTTGGGTTGACACCGAATTGATTAATGATAGTGATACGGACTTTGTTGTATTAACTTACAAAGATAATGAAGCATTAGATAAATCAATTGTTAAAGAAATTGAGAAAGCAAAAGACAAAGCACTTACATCAACTTACTGGCAAAACTGGTGGTCCGTTTATGGTCTCGGTTTAATCGGTTCATTACAAGGCACCGTCTTTGAGAATTGGGCGCAATGTGATAACATTCCAACGGATGCTGAGTTTATCGCTTACGGAATGGATTTTGGTTTTACAAATGATCCATCTACATTAATTGCAGTGTACCGATACAACGGTGAACTTTATATAAATGAATTAATATACCAAACTAAATTAACCAATAGTGATTTAATAGGTAGGTTAAAGGAATTAGGCATAAAGACAAATGAAATGATAGTAGCAGATTCAGCGGAGCCAAAATCAATAGAAGATTTAAGACGGGCAGGTTTTAGAATAGAGGGTGCAAAGAAAGGACCTGATAGTATTCGTAATTCAATAGATACTTTACAAGCGTTTAAATTGAATGTAACAAAGTCTAGCATTAATTTGATAAAGGAACTAAGGAACTATAAATGGATAACTGATAACGATGGCAAACACACATCTAAGCCTATTGATAGTTATAATCACGCTATTGATGCAATTAGATACGTAGCTTTAAACCGACTTAAAAAGTCAACATTCTTTATTCAATAACGTAAAAAACAAATAAAATACTATATTATTATAATGAATATTCCTAAAAGATACGAAGATTTAAC